CCCATGGACTGGCTCAGAGCTATCTACATTATGGCCCAGAAATGGGCGGACCTAAAAGAATAACGCAATCCCCGGTGCAATTCATCACTGCGCCGGGGATTGCGTTTTACTGTTTGTTGTACTGATCCAGGAATTTTTGAACAAGCTGCAAGGCCTCGTCGAAGAACTCTTCCGGCAGTTCCGCCAGGGACCGGATGATCTTGGCCTTGGTGGTTTCATCCACCATCAGGTCGCCGAAGATCTCCGCCAGCTCCTCCGGCCGGGACTTGGCCCGGTAAGGGGGGCCGGTGCCGGTGCGCAGCCAGGGTTCGTTGACACGGAAGACGCGGCAGATGTCGGAAATCGTCCGGTCACTCGGCGTAGCCTTCCCGGAGCAAATAAGGCTTGCCATTGACTGCGAAATACCAATTTTTTGTCCGAATTCCGTCTTATTCAACCCAGAATCTTTATTTATTTGGGCAATTCTGGAATACATTTCTTCCATTTACTCACCTCCTTTTCTACATCATACCACAGTGAAGTTGAGAAAGCAAGAAAAATATTAATGATTCATAAAAAGCTATTGACAATTGGAATCGAACGTGATATATTATGACTAGCTAATAAATAATATTAATTATTCATTAGCACCCGTTACCGCTCAAAAAGATACCTACCCGAGGGCGTTTCCCGGGTGGGTACCACAGACACCGATCCCAACCAATGACCAACGTCCCATGTCACTGGGCTAAGCCGGAGGGCAACGCCAACCCCTCTATCATTGGCGAACACTATTTAGCGGTCTGCTCGCACGTCAGTGTAGCACCTGCTCTGGTAGGCTGCGTGGGATCACGGCGCAGGGCAAAAAGTCTTTCAGCTTTTCATCACCTCCGCGTCAAGTAGTGTGCAGGGTAAACTAATCCCTGCACCGTTTCCCATTGTAACATTTCCAGAGGAACGTAGCAATCGGAACGTTTGAGCGGTAACGGGGAAAACAACCAATAGGAGGACGCACACAATGACAAACATCGAGATTTTAGCAATCCTGGAAAATCTCCGGTTGAGGGATCCCAATGATGACGGAATTTTGCGAATTGCTTCTGCTTGCGTGGCAACTTGCTTCGGATATCAGTCCAGGGCGAAATGGACGGAAGAGTGCCAGCGCCTAGGCCTGGTTGACTACAACGATCCATTCGCCGCCGAACTCAACTATCAAAAATTGCTGGAAAAAGCAGAGCAGGAGGTCACAGCCTAGAGGGGCGGCACCGCCCCCCACCGGCTCAGTACCCAATCAGCGTACCGGCATAGGCCAGTGCCCACATTGCGTTCATGTACTCGTCCCAGCTTGGCTTTGCCCCGTCTTTTCCTGGGTGGTTGTACTGGCTGACGATGTTGGCCGCTTCGTGTGGTGTGACACCGTACTGCTTCTCTGTAAACGTTGCGATTCGCTCCACGTTCAGGCCGTTTGGACTCATGCCATCCTTCGCCTTGGCTTTTTCATCGGCCACACCGTCATTGTACCCCTCAGAATACCCGGATAAGTACGCCGCCTCCTTTGCCTCTTCCAGCTCCCGGTCCTGCTTCTGGGACAGCATCCCGGCCCCCAGGATCAGGCGGCGGCAATCATGGCGATAACGCACCAGATCACCCAGGGTTCCATCTTCTCCCGTGGCTTGGGCGCCGGATTCGTGGCAGGGGCTACGGTTTCGTCCTTGGAGGTGTTCCCGTAGTCCTGTATCACATTATTCAGGCAAACAACCAGAACCACACAGGATACCCCCAGAGAAGCGGCCCGGAGGTAAAAGCCTCCGAGCAGGTCGTACATAGTTAGCCCAGCCATAACAATAACGCCAAACAAGCAGTTGTATCTTGTACAGTATCCGCCTGGCTCATTGGTGATTTTGACCACACTGTAATACGCCATTATGCAGGCCCAAGGTTGAACGAAGAATACCAAGTTTTGCACGGTCCTGTACAGGTCCTCTTGATCTCCGCCAAGCATCCCCCAGCAAATTTGTAGCAGTAGTCCCAAAGCCATTGGCCCCAGCAACACCCAGAACCAAAATACCAGCGTAGCCCATAATTTCTTCATTTTTCCCATTCCTTCCCGCAGCCCGTAGCTGCCGCCTTTATTCTATCATCCCGCACCCGTTTCCGCAACAAGAACGTTTGAACGGTAACGGGTCTATTTAAAACCAACAAGGAGGAATAACCATGAAAACCGAAACAAACATTTACCTGTGCTCCCTGGTTGAGAAGCAGAGGGCCGACTTGCTCAAAGAAAGGGACCGCATTATCGACAGAATCAACGGGGCCACAATGTCCGGCGATGAATTTGGATATGTTACTTTCAGACTCTCTGAAATTTGCCGGGAGATAAGAGAGACTGGCGATGCCCTCACCGCTCTGCGCAAGGAATAATAACCCAATGAACCATTTTGAAAGGAGCTTATATGGCTTATATGGCAAAGTATAAAGTCGGAGATAAGGTGCGGATTGTGAGCGAACGGCCGCAGCATTTCTGGAACTCTGAGATGGACAAGTATCTGGGGAAGACCATGACGATCATAGAATCTGGAATCGAACACAACGGAGTTTACTATCACATGGAGGATGATAGTAACGATTCGCATTCTCATTGGTACTGGTACGAAGACATGATCGCTGGCCTTGCCGAGCAGAAGAAGCCCGCCGAACAGAAAGGAGATAATAATATGAAAACCGAAACAAACCTTTACCTGCGCTCCCTGTGTGGAGAGAAAAAGTCCGCCCTGCGTGAAGCCCATGACGAAGAGCTCCGCAATCTCAACGATGCCCTCACCGCTCTGCGCTCCGAGGAATCCCAGAAGCAGCCCCCCGCCCTCTCCGAGAAGACCGTTGACGCTATCCGTCAGCTGCTTAAAATCAGCCTGGACTGCACCAGAGAAATGTCAGACAGAGTCAAGAAAATCACGCCTCTGCTCCCGTTCGGCGAAGCACAAGATAACCTCATCTTGGCGGCCAAAGTCAAGGAAGACAAGGCCACCACGGCCCTGAATGAGTTCAACGCCGCATACCCCAAAAAGCCCGAATCCAAGTAATTCCCGGGGGTCCGGTCTGGAGCGTGGGTTTCTGCATCCTCTTATCCCACAGAAGGGCGGTTTAATTCCGCCCTCCCCCCTTCATATGGCGGTCATGGACTCCTGGGCCGGTTCGATTCCGGCTACCGCCTTACAGGAAACAGCAGAAAGGAAATGACACAATGGGAACGAACGAAAACTTTATCAGTGCCCGTCAATTTGCAAAGCTAGGTGTCAAGTCGGAAGCAGCTATCCGCAGGGAAATCCGCCTCGGCCTTGTTCCTGGATTCTGGAGCGGCAATAAATTTGTCATCAACCGGGAGATGTACATGTCCCGGATTGAGGAAGAGTGCCGCCGCAACGCCGAGGGGCGTAGAGAAGAATCAAAACGCAACAGAAAGGAGCATAAATATGTCTGAAAAAGAAAAAACTGCCGCACGGGCCATCAAGGAGGCCCTGAAAACCGCCCCGGCTCCCGCTGTGGAGCAGGCTGCAACCTATCTCTCCGGGCTGGCAGATGGAATGCGTCTGGCCGCCAAGGACCAGCAGAAGGAGGAAAAGAGCCATGAGAACTAAGATTCCCAACTCCACCAACGTTACCATGACAGAAACCATCAAGATCCTGCGGGAGAACCGGTTCCTTATCTCCAACGATAACTTCCCCAAGCTTGTGGATATGGGCGTGCTCCCCTTCGTCAAGGTCCTTCGTGCCCCCGGTTCGTCCAAAAACACCTACTGGATCCTCCGTAAAGACCTGATGCAGTGGATCCAGGAGCAGACCCAGCAAAATAGCTAAGAAAGGAGGGACCACTATGAATCAAATGGAATATGCCAAGTGCCGCCAGGCCGCTATCCTCTACCGGAACAAGTGCCGCCAGGTTGCCAAGCTTCAGGAGGCTATGGGCATCTACACCGCCCAGGCCAGGGACTTTGACCGGCAGGACGAGGATGTGTTTTCCCTGGTCCGGGCCAACCGGGCCAGGCTCCGGCAGCCCCAGGCATGAAAAAAGCCCTTCCGGATGCGCCAACATCCAGAAGGGAGACAGGGAAGGGGAGAAAGGAAAATTTATGACACCTATATTGTATCAAAGAAAGGAAGATTTGTCAAATGCGAATCCCTGATTGCTATGACCCCGTTTCCCAGGCAGAGGCCAGGGAGGCAGAGGCAGACCGTGGGGCCGTCCGCTGTGATGCTTGCGGCCACCTGATCCGCCGGGGCGAGAAGATGTACACTTTGGCCCTTGAAAAGACGGACCTGTATATCTGCGAGGACTGCAAGGGCGAAATGGTCGCCTCTGCCCAGATCGTTGGATTCCCCGAAATGGAGGTAATTGCCTGATGGAAAAGACCCATTGGAAAAAAATCGTCTCAGACCCCAACTATATCGGCGAGGCAGATTTTCAGGAGGGGGAAGAGAAGGTCGTGACCATCGATAAGGTGGTCCAGCATGAGACCGTTGTCACTGCCGAGGGCAAGTCCCAAAAGGCTGTGTGCCACTTCAAGGAGCCTGGGATCAAGCCCATGATCCTCAACGTGGCCCGGTCCAAGTCTATCGAGAAGGTTGCCGGGTCTGCCTACTTTGAAGATTGGCCCGGCACCCGCATCACCCTCTACATTGAGCACGGTATCAAGGCCTTCGGCGAGGTGGTTTCCGCCGTCCGTGTCCGTCCCCGGAAGCCCCAGGAGCGGAAGGCAGAGGCCTGTACCGATTGCGGCGGCCCCATCCTTGCCGCCAATGGCCGCTCCGGCGAGTATATCGCCCAGTACACCCGCAAACAGTTCCGTTGCCCTCTGTGCTATGCCTGTGCCTTAAAGCGTTCTCAGGCCAAGCAGGAGGCCCAGGAGAGTAAGGAGGAAGCAAATGGTACTGACAGCAACTAACTACTATTCCCGGGAGGCCAACATGGCCTATATGTCCGCCTCTCAGCTCAAATCCTTCCGCCGCTGTGAAGCTGCCGCCCTTGCGGAACTCAACGGGGAATACATTCCCACCCCCACCAAGGCCCTGCTGCTGGGCTCCTTCGTGGATGCTTACTTCTCCGGGGAACTCAACGAGTTTATCGAGTCCCACCCGGAGATCCGCAAGAAGGACGGCACCCTGACAAAAGACTTTGAAAAAGCCTGGGCTGACGCCGTCCGGCTGGACTCTGACGAGCTGGCCCACGCTCTTCTTTCCGGCCGCCATCAGGTCATCAAAACCGGCACCATCGCCGGAGTGCCCTTCAAGTGCAAGATCGATTCCCTTCTCACTCCTGCCCAGGTCAAGGCCATCTGTTCCCGGTTCCCCGCTGTGAAGCGCCTGGTTCCTTTTGGCGGTGGGATGATCGTAGACCTCAAATATATGGGCTCCATTCAATCCGTCTGGAATGAGGAGACCCAGTGCCGTATCAGCTATATCCAGTATTGGGGCTACGATATCCAGGGGGCCATTTACCAGAAGCTGGAGGGCACCGCCGCCCCCTTCGTGCTGGTCGGAGCCACCAAAGAGGCAGAAACCAATATCTTTGCCCACTGGGTGCCGGATGCGGACCTTGACGGGGCTATGGCCGATGTGGAGACTCTGGCCCCCCGGTATCAGGCCATCAAAGATGGGCTGATCGTCCCCACCCGTTGTGGCAAATGCCCCTACTGCCGCCGCACTCACCACCTAACCGACATTACATTTGCTCAAATCGACTATGAATGAGAAAGGAATCACTACCATGGAAAAGAGCTTTAAGGTTATGAACATCCGTGTTGACCGTCTCCCGGAGTCCTGCCAGGACTGCCGTTTTGCCGTCAATTCCGAGAATGGCCGGGCGGAGTGCCTCCCCCTCCAGCAGTCCGTCTGCACCTCTTATTGGGCAGACTACCGCCGCCACGACTGCCCCCTGTATATGGCCTTCCCGATGGGCAAGGAGGGCTGAGCATGCTGAATCATATTGTTATCTGCGGCCGCATGGCCGCAGACCCGGAGCCCAAGGTTACCAATTCCGGCCTCACCGTCCTGTCCTTCTCCGTTGCCGTGGAGCGGGACATTCCCAACAAGGATACCGGAAAAAGGGAAGTAGATTTTATCGACTGTACCGCATGGCGCAAAACTGCCGAGTTCATCACCACCTATTTCCAGAAGGGCTCCATGATTATTGTAGATGGTCGCTTGCAGATCCGCTCCTATGAGGACAGCAACGGCCAGAAGCGCCGCCGTGCCGAGATACTGGTGGACCATGCCTACTTCGGCGGAACCAAGCAGCAAGACAAGGAAGCTGCCCCAAAGGAGCCGAGCTATGAGATCATCGAGCAGGACGACCCGGAGTTCCCGTTTTAAGGGGGTGTAACCGTGGCCCGTTCACAGTTCACCTTTTACGAGAGCTTCTACAAGGCGGTGTCCCGAATCAAGAAAGCCCAGGACCGGGCCGCTGCCTATGATATGATTTGCGCTTATGCGCTTTATCAGACGGAGCCGGATTTGGATAAGGCCCCCGACTCTGTAGCCATTGCTTTTGATTTGCTTCGCCCCGTCCTGGATAAAGCCAAGGAGAAAGCCGAAAACGGGAAAAATGGTGGAAGCAAACAGAAAGCAAACGGTAAGCAAACGGTAAGCAAACCGGAATCAAACCAGAAGCTAGGGAATATCCCAAGCAAGAAAGAGAAAGAGGGGGAGAAAGAGGTAGAGGTAGAGAGAGAGGTAGAGGTAGAGAAAGAGATAGAGATAGATAATATATCTCCTATCATCGTACCTAACCCTAAGACTACACAAGGGGAGGTAACTTGTACAGCCCCAGCACCCCACGAACCGCCCCCTTGTCCACCCCAGGACCTCGGATGTTACACACGCCCTGTTGGAAATGATGGGAAAGAGGCTTATGGTGTCCGGCAGCTGGTGCGGCTCAGACAGAGCGAGTATGACCGCCTGATTTTGGAGTTCGGCGAAATGAACGTTATGGTAGCCATCGCCCAGATGGGGAAGTGGCTCATGGAGACACCGGAAGAGGAACGCCCTAAGGAACATTACCCTGTGCTCAGGAAAAAGCTCAGGAAAGAGCCGTTGCTGCGGGATAACGGGCCGTAAAACAAAGAAAGGAAATGCGATATGACAGAAAAAACCAAGACCAACGCAGACCGCATCCGGGAGATGTCGGACGAGAAGCTGGCAAAGCTGCTAAATTCAGGAACATTTATCTGCGGGAGGCTTAAAGATGTCTGCGAGGATATGCCAGGGTGCGAGGAGTGCCTATGGGCCTGGCTCCGGGCACCGGTGGGGGAGAGCGAGAAATGAAAGTGCTTGTTGCCTGTGAGGAGTCGCAAACCGTCTGTAAGGCGTTCCGGGAGCGTGGGCATGAAGCCTACTCCTGCGATATTCAGGAACCCAGTGGGGGTCACCCGGAATGGCATATCCTGGGGGATGCTCTAAAGGTCATCGAGGGGGGGCAAGTGACCACCATGGACGGGCAGGTGCATATCATACCCCGTTTTGGATGGGATTTGATTATTGTGCACCCGCCATGTACGTTTATTTCAAATGCCGGGGCTTGCCGATTGTACCCAAAGAAAGGCGTTCTTAATTTGGAGCGTTTTGCAAATGGCCTGAAAGCGAAATTGTTTTTCATGACATTTTACCTTTACGGATACTTTGGCGTTGGGAAAATCTGCATTGAGAACCCTGTGCCAAGCAAGGTTTTTGATATGCCGGAGCATACCCAGGTTGTGCAGCCATTTGAATACGGCGACCCGTTCAGCAAGAAAACGTTGCTGTGGGAGTTCGGCGTAAACCCGCTTGTCCCGACAAATATCCTGACGGAGTATAAGCCCCTTGTTTCCTGCGGGACGAGCCGAAACAAAGGGAACCGGGACAAGGCCGGAGTAAGCAGGAAAGGCGGCGCAAGCAAGGCCAGAAGCAAATTCTCCCCTGGCATTGCCAAAGCTATGGCAGAACAGTGGGGATGACCATTTTCGTGATCTCACGAAAATGATATAAGCCCGTGGAAACCCGGGCGGGAAGGAGATAATATGCAGCTTGCAGAAAAGCAGGAGCTGGTACGACTGCTGAATCTATACCAGGCGGAACTTGCGGCAGAGAACGATGCCAACATCCGGGAAGCCAAAAAGCACCCGGAAAAGAAGTGGGAAGGCAATTATAAACTGGGTATAAAAACCCAGTACGAACACGCCAGAATCATCGCCACGAAGTTGGCTGTGGAGATCGGCAAGGGGATAAAATCTTATTGGGATTTGCCGTAGGAAGGAGATAACAATGGACGAAATCAAATTGAAGCCATGCCCGTTTTGCGGTGGGACTGCCATCTTGCGTTGCGGGGGTGTTTATTATGATGTAGAATGCGAATCCCAAAACGATTGCCTTGTTCGCCCAATCACAGACGGTTTTAGCACTGCGCGCGAAGCAATCGAGGCCTGGAACCGGAGGGCTGACAATGGCTAAAGCGGTACTTATCAGCATCCGCCCGGAGTGGGTGGCAAGGATCACCAGCAGCAAAAAAACGCTTGAAGTACGGAAGAACAGGCCGAAGTTGGAACTGCCGTTCAAGTGCTACATATATGAAACGCAAGGCCGCACCGAAACCCCGTGGATAGATGAAGATGGGCACACAATTTTCAAAGGACGAGGACAGGTTATCGGAGAGTTTGTCTGTGACCGAATAGCTCCCATAGTTCCAGCAACGGAACCGTATGGAACCTATGATGTGGACGATGACTTTGTTGCACAGACCGGGCTTGTGAACGGTGCTTTATGGGACTACGGAAAAGGTGCAACGCTATACGGATGGCATATTTCTAAGTTGGAAATCTACGATACGCCGAAGGTGCTGAGCAAATTTAGAAGAATTTGTGATAAAGGGTGCCGCTGCGAAGGATGTGCAAGGTATTGGGGCAACGGCGGGGATTGTGGCATTGGCAGCTTACGAATCAAACGCCCGCCCCAGAGTTGGTGCTATGTGGAGGAATTGGAATATGAGTGATTATATCAGCCGG